GTACGGGCTATATGTCAACGCTTCAATCTCTACCTGAGCCGCTGCGCTCACAAATGCTGTACGGTGACTTCAATGCAGGTATCGAGGACGATCCTTGGCAGGTTATACCAACCGCGTGGGTAGAAGCTGCACAGGCGCGATGGATTAAGCCAGCACAATTATCGCCGATGGATTCACTCGGCGTTGACGTAGCGCGAGGCGGAAAAGACAACACGATCATCGCACGACGTCATGGCATGTGGTTTGATGAGCCGCTAACCTACACTGGTGCAGCAACACCAGATGGCCCATCTGTTGCGGGCTTGTGTATTGCTGCCATGCGCGACGCCGCACCTGTCCATATTGACGTGATTGGCGTCGGTGCTTCACCTTATGACTTCCTCAACTCGGCTAACCAACAGGTAATCGGCGTTAACGTATCAGAGAAGTCACTGGCAACAGACAAGTCAGGGCGGCTAAGGTTTTTTAACCAGCGATCTGAATATTACTGGAAGATGCGCGAGGCATTGGACCCTTCAAACAATACTGGCATATGCCTACCGCCAAACAAGCAACTGCTCGCTGACTTATGTGCACCAACGTGGGAATTATCAGGCAGCGTTATCAAGGTAGAAAGCCGCGAGGGTATTATCAGTCGCATTGGTAGATCGCCTGACTGGGCTAGTGCATACATGCTTGCTCTGATCGATACGCCAAAGCGTGCTAAGTTGTTGGGTGGTGCACGTACTAAAAGCAGAATGGTGGATTATGACCCTTATTCAAGCAAATAGGGTTTGCCATGCTGCCAGCGGAACAATCAGGTGATGTAATACTAGCAACTAATCACAGCGTATCTGTGCTAGAAAGCCTCCTGCTTAACCTACCACAGGTTGATTTATCAACTACCAACTTGATTCATGCAGGAATGTGCTCACGCACTATATTTATCCCCGCTGGCACGGTGCTAACTGGTGCGCTAACAAATATCGATAACATCTGCATAACGTCAGGTGATATTACAGTTACCACAGACGAGGGTGCCGTTAGATTTACTGGATACCATGTATTGCCAGCGACGAAAGGGAATAAGCGTGCTGGAATTGCTCACGCTGATACGTACTGGACTACCGTTTGGAAAACTGATTTAACTGATATAACAGATATTGAGGACGAGATGACAAGCGAAAGTGAAATGCTTCAAAGTCGTAAGTCAAATAACGGTCAAATAAAGCATAGTCATTTTGACATGATAGATGAATTGAAGGGGGGGTAACTAATGTCCTTTGTAGCCGTCGCAGTAGCCGCAGTTGCAGTTACAGCCTATAGCGCATTTAACCAGCCAAAACCGCCAGCGCCTATGGCTCCTCCTCCTATGCCGCAATCATCACAAGCGCCTAACGCTCAGGGTATTGCGCGAGGTATGGCTGGCTCAGGACAGGCTGGCGGCTCACCTGGAGTCGGTCAAACGATGCTTACTGGCGCTGGTGGCGTTGATCCTAATACATTAGCACTTGGCAAGAATACCCTGCTAGGTTCATGATATGGCGGATATAACTCCTAAAGAAAAGATACTAAACAGGTATGGACAGTTAAAGACTGAACGTGCGAGCTGGATAGCGCACTGGCAAGAAATATCAAACTATCTACTTCCTCGCAATGGGCGCTTCTTTATTCAAGATCGTGACCGAGGACAGCGCCGTAACAACGCCATTTACGATAGTACAGGCACTAAATCCCTGCGTATCCTTGCCGCTGGCTTAATGGGCGGCTTAACCTCCCCCGCCCGCCCATGGTTCAGACTTGCTGTATCTGATAGCAAGCTGATGAAGAATGCAGGCGTTAAGATTTGGCTAGATGATTGCACAACCAAGATGCTGGATATATTTGCAAAGTCTAATACCTATCGTGCACTTCACGGCATGTATGAAGAACTAGGCGCATTCGGTACATCGGCTTGCATCATGATGGAAGATTATGATTCAGTTATTCGCCATTACCCGCTAACTGTCGGCGAGTTCTGCATCGCTACCGATTACAGGGGCGACGTATGCACGCTCTATCGTGAGTTCCAGAAGACGGTAAGCGAGATTGTCAAAGAGTTCGGTTATGACAACTGCAGCAATGCAGTGCGCAACATGTACGACCAAGGGCAGCTTGACCAGTGGGTAACTATCATCCATGCGATTGAACCGCGCGAAGATAGGGACCCTAGTAAGTTAGATTCTAAGAATATGCCGTGGTCAAGCGTCTATTATGAACTTAGCGGCGGTACCGACAAGCCGTTACGCGAATCAGGTTACAAGAAGTTTCCTGCGCTATGCCCTAGGTGGGGCGTGGCTGGTGGTGACATCTACGGCAACAGCCCAGGCATGGAAGCGCTAGGCGATGTAAAGCAATTGCAGCATGAGCAATTACGCAAAGCGCAGTGCATAGACTACCAAACCAACCCTCCGCTTCAAGTTCCGACGTCAATGAAAAACCGTGATGTTGAAACCTTGCCAGGCGGTATCAGCTTCGTAGATTCTGCGAGTACAGGAGGCGGAATTAAAACGGCGTTTGATGTACAACTTAATCTCAGCTATCTGCTTCAAGACATTCAGGATGTGCGAGGGCGTATTAGCAGCGCGTTTTATTCAGACTTATTCCTGATGCTGTCACAAGATCAGACAGGCCGCATGACTGCAACCGAGGTTTCAGAACGTCATGAAGAAAAGATGCTGATGCTTGGTCCTGTACTTGAGCGCCTACATAACGAATTGCTTGAGCCTTTGATAGATACTACGTTCCAGATCATGCTTGAGGCTGGCGTCGTGCCACCTCCTCCGCCTGAATTGCAAGGTCAAGTATTGAGTGTTGAGTTAGTTAGCATGTTGGCACAGGCACAGCGCGCCATTGCGACTAACGGCATTGATCGATTTATTGGCGGGCTTGAAAGCATTGCGCAGATTAAACCAGAAGTCCTGGACAAGTTCGATGCTGACGTATGGGCAAACGATTACGCAGATATGCTCGGTGTTGACCCTACGATGTTGGTATCTGATGAGCAAGTAGCAATGGTACGTCAGGCTCGTGCACAAGCACAGGCCAAGGCGCAACAGTTGGCAATGGCTAACCAACAGGCTGATACTGCTAAGAAGTTAGGAACGGTAAACACCACGGGCGGCAATGCTGCAAGTGATGTGATGAATATGTTTAGCGGGTACAGCGGATAAAGGAATGATATGAGCATGGTAAGCATGAAAACACCTCCAGATGATAGTAACGAGGCAACTGCATCATACAATCAGTACGGATATGGATTACGCATACGTTTGAATGATGACCAATGCGAGGCGCTTGGCATCACTACGCCACCTGCAGCTGGTAGTAAGATAAATATCAACGCCGTGGCCTTCGTAGCAAGTGCGACGCAATCAGTTGAAGATGACGGAGATGATGCGGGCAACGATGTGTATCTGGAATTACAGATTACAGATATGGAATTGAGTACAGCCAAAGGCGTAGAGCCTTCAACAATGTTATACGGGAGCGGATCATGAGCGGTTATGTAATTCAGAAGTTATCAGGGCTATTTGACGGTATCAATGGTGCGTTTAAGGGATTCTTGCTTCCTAATGGTAAGGAGTTTCTTAACGCTTATCCGTATATTTTAGCTCAGTCTGGAGTACCCGTAGGAATTGCGAATAACGGCACGGTCGCGACAAACGGCGTAATAACGCTAGGTACAGCCTTACCACGCGTCTACTCAGCTGGAATTTGGTTATATCTACCTGCTGGAGCGGTATCAGGTGGTGCTGCTGGATTGTACTGGTGCGTCATGTCCAGCACGACAGTCGGGCAGGTTTACACTAACTTTGCAGATACTTCGCAGAGTTTCGTTCCGTATACCCAAACAGGTACTTTGGTAAATGCTGTTGGTAGCAATGCGGCTTATACGCAAACTACTGCTACAGATATTGTATTAGCAAGCGTAACTTTACCAGGTGGTTCACTAGGTAATAATGGTGCTGTTTCTATAATTTCATCTGGACAGATGGCAACAGCGGCAGCAGGTAATAAATTTGTAAAAGCTTACTATGCAGCTTCCCAAATTTGGCTTAATCAAATTACAGCGACGTCAGGTAATTACAAGTTTAGTTTTTTTGCTGGTTTTATGAATTGCAGTGCAACAAACTCACAAATAGAAACTTCCGCAGACTATTCTTGGGGTAGCGGCTCACTTAGTGGGACTCTGGTAAAATTTAACATCGATTCAACAGTTGACCAGCCACTCAAATTAGTAGCAAACATTCCTAACGCAACTGAATCAATTATATATGAAACCATAAGCATAGAGGTACTACCATCATGATAACTGAATACGTCACAGATACAATAGAAGCACTAGCTGCGATTGCTGATATATCACAGCCTAAAAACGTGATGATTAACGGCTCAGTAACGCAAGTAATGACTGGCCCTGACTACGTTGCGCCAATCCAAACTGGAATTAGTGTATCTGCTTGGCAACTTCGCAAAGCGCTTAACCAGCTAGGCTTACGCTCCGCAGTGGAAGCTGCTGTTGATGCATCGACTAATCAAGATATTAAAGATGGGTGGGCGTATGCTGGTAGTTTTAACAGCGATGACCCTTTAGTTAATACAATGGGTACAGCCATTGGTCAGACGCCAGCTAATATGTATTCCTTGTTTGAGCTGGCTAGTACGTTGTAATTAGGTGGTGCACGTACCAAGATAATCACAGTATAAAGTAACCGCATGAATGACTTTGACCCAACCGACATACATGCGCAAGCGCGTGCTAAAGAAGATGCGACCGAACGTGCAAAGCTAGCGGCGGTTGATGCAGGTAATGATTTTAAGTGGTTGATGAGTAACAAACGTGGCAGGCGAATCATATGGCGCTTGCTTGAAAAAACGGGCGTGTTTAGAACCAGTTTTACAGGGGATAACGCCACGTTTTTTAACGAGGGTCAACGTAATATAGGGCTTATGCTTATCTCAGATATACATGAGTATTGCCCTGAAATGTATTTAACCATGCTAAAGGAACGAGCAAATGGCTGAAGAAGCAGCATTAGCAGCAACAAGCGCAGCACCTGCAGCACCTGCAACAAGTGAGGCGGTATCCGCACCAGTTACAACTGAATCGCCTGCTGTATCATCTGCACCTGTAGATGGCGCAGGAGTTGCGACTGAAGCTGCTAAGGTAGATGGCGATGTCGTTAATGCCGATGATAAAGCAGATGCGAGTAAACCAGCTGGTGCGCCTGAGAAGTACGAATTCAAAGCGCATGAAGGACAATCGTTTGACGCTAATGTACTTGCTCAGTTTGAAGAAGTAGCACGTGAGATCAACTTGCCACAAGCTGAAGCTCAAAAGATGCTGGACAAAATTGCACCAGCGCTGGCGCAGAAACAAGCTGACATTATCAAGGCAGCTCAGGATGAATGGGTAGCCAACACTAAGGCTGATAAAGAGATCGGTGGCGATAAGCTCGATGCGAATCTATCAGTTGCGAAGAAAGCACTTGATACCTTTGGTACGCCAGCTTTGCGTGACTTGCTCAATGAGTCAGGCTTAGGTAACCATCCTGAAATTATCAGAGCGTTTTACAAGGCTGGCAAAGCGATTAGCGAAGATTCATTTGTTCCAGGCGGAACTAAGCCAGCAGGTAATTCCGATCAATCACTTGCATCAAAGTTGTATGGGTAACAGGCAGTAACGAATGCTCTAACGCTGTGAAGCGCTGAGCACCTTTAATTCTAACACCGTGATGGTGCTGAAGGAGTAATACGATGGCAACACTAGCAACGACTCAATTAACTCTTGCCGACTGGGCGAAACGTCAAGATCCTGACGGTAAAGTACCCGTCATAGCAGAGTTGCTTTCTCAATCAAACGAAGTCCTCGAAGATGCTGTATTCGTCGAGGGTAACTTACCAACAGGCCACCGCGTAACAATCCGCACAGGATTGCCAACGGTTTACTGGCGCTCGCTTAACCAAGGCGTGCCACGATCTAAGTCAACCACTGCACAAGTAGATGAATCTGTCGGATTGCTTGAAGCGTACTGCGCAGTTGATAAAGATTTGGCTGAACTGAACGGAAATACTGCAGCATTCCGCTTGTCTGAAGACAGCGCGTTCCTTGAAGCAATGAACCAGACTCAAACTCAAACCCTGTTCTACGGTAACCCTGCAACGGATAACCGTCAGTATCTTGGCTTGTCAGCACGCTTTGGCGCAATAGCTGGTGCAGGTAACGCGACAAACATCTTGGACGCTGGCGGTACTGCCTCTAACAACACATCAATCTGGTTAGTTGTATGGGGTGATAACACTGTATTCTGCCCATTCCCTAAAGGTTCAAAGGCAGGTTTGATACACAACGACCAGGGCGAATTGACCGTTTATGACGGTAACGGCTACCCTTACCAGGCATACCAGACTCATTACCAGTGGAAGAATGGCTTAGTCGTTAAAGACTGGCGTTATGTTGTGCGGATCGCCAACATCAATACCACAGACTTGACAGGCCAATCAAATACACAATCAAGCACAGCGGCAACACAAATCATTAACTTAATGAGTCGCGCATTAGATCGCATCCCTAATATGGGTATGGGCCGACCTGCTTTCTACATGAACCGTACCGTTGCGTCTATGTTGCGTATTGCAGCGTTGAACAAGTCCAATACTGCATTGAGTATTGAAAAGGGTTTATCCCAGTTCGGTACACCGCAAGCGTGGACTAGCTTCATGGGAGTGCCATTACGTCGGGTCGATCAGATATTAAATACCGAGGCGCGTGTTGTTTAATCGAAAGGGAGAATCATGATACAAGATGCATTTTTACAATTCAGTTCCGCGCAAGCGATTACTGCTACCGCAGCTTCAACTAACGTCATTGACTTAGGCTTAGGTCGTGACATCGGTATTGGCGAATCGTTGGAGGTTGATATCCGCTGCAACATAGCGGCTGCCGCTGCTGGTGCTGCAACTGTTACTTTCCAAGTGCAGACTGCTGATGATGCGGCATTTACTACCAACGTGCAAACCATCGTACAGACGGATACGATTCCTAAAGCCTCATTAGTTTTAGGCTCTTCAATCCCATTGCACATGGATCGATCATCGCCTTATCCAGCACGTAGATATATGCGCCTGAATTATCTGGTTGGTACAGGCCCTTTAACCGCTGGAAGTTTCACCGCTGGCATTGTCAAAAACATCCAAGACCCTGCTATTAGTTACCCTAGCGGCTTCGTTGTCCTTTAAGGAGTAAATCATGCCTAAATATCGCATTGAAGAAAACTCCTTCATTGACAACATGTACGTTAAAGCGGGCGACGAGATTGAAACAGATGCTACGCCAAGCGCACATTGGACACCGCTAGACAAGAAAGCAACTGCGGCAAGTTCAGCGGCAGCTGATGAGGAATCTGCGCGCATTGCAAGCCTGCAAGCGGCTGAGGCGAAACTAGCTGCTGCGCAACAGGTAATCGAAGCGGCAGCGTTAGGCAGCTCGCCAGCAACGGAAGTAGCAGCAAGTTTAGTTTAATCACAACCTCCTCCAAGTTGGTTTTGACAGGGGGCTTCGTGCCCCCTCTTTTTGTTTGAGGGGTAATGTATGACTGAAGTTGATATTTGCAATCAAGCCTTGGCTAACCTTGGCGACGATGCTACAGTTTCCAGCATCAATCCATCTGACGGATCAGCACAAGCTGATTTGTGTTCTCGCTTCTACCCGCAAGCGCGGGATTCATTACTTGAGATGTTCTCATGGGGATTCGCTACCAAGCGCGTTACGCTTGCATTGCTCGGTTCTAATTGGTCAGAATGGAAATATGCTTATGCCGTGCCAAACGATGCGCTGAATCTGCTTGCTGTCATGGCGATTGATGCTTCAGATGATTATGTCGCGCCTGGTTACGTTGCACCAGGCTACGTTATGCCTTCTATATTAGGTGCATATACACCACAGCCATTCGTATCTGAAACTGACGGTAATGGTAATCAGATAATCTACACTAACATGGAAAATGCTGTACTACATTACACCGCGCAGATATCAGATACCAGCATGTTCTCCCCTCTGTTCACCGATACGCTGGCATGGCTGCTAACGTCTAAACTCGCAGGACCAATACTCAAAGGAGATGCAGGTGCAAGCGCAAGTGCGAACGCCTATAAGATGTTTCGCACATTGATGAGTCAGGCAACGCAATCAGACGCTAACCAGCGCAAGATTAACCTGCGTCCGCAGACTGTTTGGATGGC